TTTAATTGTGGAGCTAAAGCATCAGATAGTTCAAGTGCCTGCGCTGTTGGTTCACTTACTAATACGTTTTATCACAATGGTAGTTTTAGTCAACCACGAGCAGGAGATATAGTTTACACAAGTAAAAGAGCACGGAATCCAAATATATTTGAAGCTGGTTTTTATAAATACTTGAGTCGTGGTGCAAACCGTTACTTAGATATAGACAGTTCTGGATTTGTTAGAAACACGGGTAATTGTTAATATAATAAAATAAATTATGGCATACAAAGATAATATAACTGATTATGGATTTGGGCAAATGGGTAGTGTTTTTTGTGATTCTGCAAATACACCTATTCAACCTCCATTAAATAAAGTTTTTGTTGCTATAACATTTATAGCTGAAACAAAACTTGAAACACACTCTAGTGCAACTAACACTGGCTTGGTAGCAGATATATCTGATCCAAATGTTGAGTACGTTGGAACCGCCGTGTCGGCTCATAATGCTACTATAGATCAAACACCTACTCAACAAACAACAACTACAGGTTGTGGTGGTGCAAGTATTGATAATGGTAATATATTTCCAAGAGGACTTACTATATACGGTAGATGGACTAGAGTTGAAATAGCTAATGGAGAGTCAGGTGCTTTAATCGCTTATATAGGAGACTAATGAGTTTAGGTTCGCCTCTAGGCTTACATTTTGATAGCTCAGTTTCAACTCACGTTGACCATCCTTACAGTGTAGATAAATTAATAGGCTGGTGGGATTTTACAGATAGTAGCGTTGTTTTTACTGGTGATATCGGTTCTTTATCAGCAGCTAGCGTTGGAGATCCTATAAAACAAATAACAAACAAAGCTAACAGTGATGCAGATAATTTAGGTAAGTTTTTAAGAACATTTGGCAGTGGTAACACTGCTAATGGTTCAAACTTGTATGGATTAACAAGTATTAATGGTAATGCATTTAGATTTTGCTCAAGAGATGATAATAGTTCTACTAATGATTTACCCTTTGTCGCTTCAAGAGTAGATGGTTTTGGTGGCGTAGTAAATGGCAATGCGCTGGGAACTAGTGGAACTTTTTCAACATCTGTAATCAATAATCACGATTTAAGTGTATTTTTTGTTATTGATTCTCTTTATACTAACGTTATTGGAAATTCTCAAGGAGATCATTTTATGGGTATAGGAGCGAAGTTATCTGGATTTAGCGATGATGGTCCTCCATATGAACCTGGTTTTAGACTTACAGCAAACATAAGTGGTGATGACTGGCAGTGGAGATCCCCAAGCTTAGATTCTAGTTCTCTTTTAGAAGTTACAAACCTAGATAGTAATATTCAGTTAACAACAAATGTAGAGGCTTGGTCAATAATAAATTCTTCAGGAACAAATGGGGTTAAAATGTATAGAAATTTTGACACCAGTGATGGAGCTAGTACAACAATAACTAACAGCGGAACTGATGATGGTACAAATTTTCAAATGGATGATGGATGGTTCTCACTCGGTGGTTATGCGTTAAATAAATTTCATAATGGAGTTTTTGACGACAGCTTTGTTAATGTAAAAATATTTGAAGTGTTAATATATAATAAGGCCTTAACAGATTATGAAAAATCAATTATAGAAAACTATATTGGATCAAAGTATAATATAAATTAATAATTAAATAAAATTAAATAAAATGACAAAAAAACAAAAAACGGTTGAACTAAAACCAAAAATAGAAAAAATATCTGACGAACACTTAGAGCAATTACAAAACACAGTTAACTCTGTAAATTCTATACAGTTTAATATCGGTAAAGTAGAAGCTCAAAAACATAATCTTCTTCATGGCTTAATTGAAGCTCAAGAGCAAATAGGTGTACTTCAGAATAAAATGGTTAAAGAATATGGTAGTTTTGATATTAATTTACAAGATGGAACTATAAATTGGCCTAAAGAAAAAGAAGATGAAAAATAATATAATCAGAAAAATTACTATAGGTAAAGATTATAAAAACGATTCTATGCACTATGCTGTCGACCAAGATGTTTATGGTGGGCATAAAATTTGTGATATAATAGAAGAAGAAGATAAGTATTGTATTTACATTAGAAAAGAAGAGGTGGTTATACCTTGGAAAGACTTCAATAAAAACATGGCTATATCAGTTGAGTATAACTTAGAGTACTAATGAAAGCCTATAAAGATTTTATTATATCACCAGTTGGAAAAAGATATAATAACTATAAGAAAGTTGATAACAAGGAGCTTATACTAAATACTGAAGTTTTTAATCACCAATATGTAAATAGATTAGCAAAAGTTATCGCTACTCCACTATTATTTCAATCACCTATTAATGTGGGTGATGAAGTAATAGTACATCACAATATATTTAGAAGATGGACTGATGTCAAAGGTATAGAGCGTAATAGTAGATCGTACTGGAAAGAAGATAAATATATTATATCACAAGATCAAATATATTTATATAACAATAAAGCTATGCCTGGTTATAGTTTTGTTCAACCTATAAAATCAAACAATAAGTTATCTTTAGATACAGAACAACCTCTAATAGGTATAATAAAATATACTGATGGTAAATTTAAAACCAATACGCTAGTCGGGTTTACGCCCAATAGTGAATATGAGTTTATTATTGAAGATAAAAGATTATATAGGGTTTTAAATAAATTTATTACAATTAAATATGAATATCAAGGAAACGAAGAAGAATATAATCCAAGCTGGGCACAAAGCGGTTGAAGAACTAATTAAAGTTGCTAGAGAAGAAATAGTTGATTCAGATGAAGATATATCAGCAGATAGATTAAAGAACGCTGCAGCTACAAAGAAGTTAGCTATATTCGATGCTTTTGAAATACTAAATAGGATTCATGAAGAAGAAGCAATGTTGCAAGACAAACCTATAGAAGAAAAAAAGAATACTTTTAAAGGATTCGCAGAAGGTAGATCAAAATGAGTTACGAGCAAACGCTGTATAAAATAATAGAACCAATAAAGCTAAACGCTTTAAAAAGATTAAATAAATCTAAAAAGTGGGAGTATGGCTATAATAAAGAAAACGACGTTGTAGTTATATCTAAAACGGGCTTAGTTGGTGATGTCATAGAAATACAAGGCTTAAAAATAGCATTACCTAAACAACCAGGTGATATATATAGTTGCAGCAAGATAAAGTCAGAACAAAAGTGGAAACAGTTTCCATCTAATGATTATTTAAAGAAAATAAAAACTGTATTTGATTGGCAAGATTATCCGGATGATTTTAAAGAAAAACACTATGGATATATAGACGAAGAGTTTAAAAGAAGAGAAGAAGGTTTTTGGTTTATGAATAATGGCAAATCAACATATATAACAGGCACCCACTACATGTATTTACAGTGGAGTAAAATTGATGTTGGGGCTCCAGACTACAGAGAGGCAAATAGACTTTTCTTTATATTCTGGGAGGCCTGCAAAGCAGATAAGAGAAGTTACGGTATGTGCTATTTAAAAAATAGACGTTCTGGTTTTTCGTTTATGAGCTCAGCTGAAACCGTTAATCTAGCAACACTTGCTAGTGATAGTAGATTTGGTATATTATCAAAGACTGGTGCCGATGCAAAGAAAATGTTTACAGACAAAGTTGTACCAATAAGTTTAAATTACCCTTTCTTTTTTAAACCAATACAAGATGGTATGGATCGTCCAAAATCTGAATTAGCTTATAGAGTACCAGCTAAAAAGTTTACACGTAAAAAAATACGTGAACGTGAAGAGATGGATGATGTTGAAGGTCTTGATACAACTATAGACTGGAAAAATACAGGTGATAATAGTTATGATGGTGAAAAACTTTCTTTATTGGTGCATGATGAAAGTGGTAAGTGGGAGAGACCTGATAATATAAAAAATAACTGGAGAGTTACAAAGACTTGTTTACGTTTAGGTAGTAGAGTTGTTGGTAAGTGTATGATGGGAAGTACATCAAACGCATTAGATAAGGGAGGTGATAATTTTAAAAAATTGTATAATGATTCAGATGCTACCAAGCGCAATAGAAATGGACAAACTAAGTCGGGATTATATTCTTTGTTTATTCCTATGGAATGGAATTACGAAGGATTCATTGATGAATTCGGACGACCTGTATTCAGTAATCCTAAACAACGAGCATTTGATCCACAAGGAATAGAGATAGATTGCGGCGTAATAGACCACTGGAATAATGAAGCTGAAGGACTAAAAGATGACCAAGATGCTTTAAATGAATTTTATCGTCAGTTTCCTAGAACAGAAGAGCATGCGTTTAGAGATGAAACGAAAAATAGTTTATTTAATCTAATGAAAATATATGAGCAAATAGATTATAATGAAGGTAATAAGAACTCTTCTGTGATAACACTAGGTAATTTTCAATGGCTAAACGGTAAGAAAGATACACTGGTTACTTTTAATCCAGATCCTAACGGTAGATTTAAAATAAGTTGGGTACCAGGAAGTAAACTGCAGAATAACGTTATAATAAAAAATGGCGTAAAATATCCAGGCAACGAACACATGGGTGCTTTTGGTTGTGACTCGTACGATATATCTGGAACAGTAGATAAGAGAGGATCGAAAGGAGCTTTGCACGGTTTAACAAAGTTTTCTATGGAAGACGCTCCAGCTAACACTTTCTTTTTAGAATATATAGCTAGACCACAAACAGCTGAAATATTTTTTGAAGATGTATTAATGGCATTAGTATTTTATGGTATGCCACTACTTGCTGAAAATAATAAACCAAGATTATTATACTATTTACGTAGAAGAGGCTATAGAGCTTTTAGTATGAATAGGCCTGATAAAGTTTGGAACAAACTTTCTGTTGCAGAAAAAGAAGTTGGTGGTATACCAAACTCTAGTGAAGACATAAAGCAAGCTCATGCTGCCGCAATTGAAATGTATATCAACGATCATGTTGGTTTATTAGAAGATGGTACTTATGGTACTATGTATTTTAATGAGACGTTAAACGATTGGTCAAAGTTTGATATAAATAGAAGAACAAAACATGACGCCTCTATAAGTTCAGGTCTAGCAGTTATGGCTTGCAATAGACATTTATATAGACCAAACCCAAAACAAAAAAGACAACCTTTAAACCTACATATATCAAAATATAACAACAAAGGAGCTTCATCAAAGATAATTAAAAATAATATATGAGAACAGAACATTCTATAAATTTTCCATCACAAGCTGTTAGTGATTTAGAAAAAATAAGTGAAGATTATGGTTTAAAAGTTGCTAGAGCAATTAGACATGAGTGGTTTTCTGGTAGCACTTCTAAGTATGATAACTATCAAAACAATTTTCACAACTTAAGACTTTACGCTAGAGGTGAGCAACCTATACAAAAATACAAAAATGAATTATCTATTAATGGTGATTTATCTTACTTAAATCTTGATTGGAAACCTGTTCCTATTATTCCTAAGTTTGTTGACATTGTTGTTAACGGTATGGCTCAAAGAAACTTTGAAATAAATTGTTTTTCACAAGATGAGAAAGGTGTTAGCAAAAGAACAAACTACATGGAGTCTATGCTTCGTGATATGCGAGCTAAAAAATTTAATGAAATAGCACAACAAACTTTTGGTGTAGACTTGTATGAAAATGAAAAAGAAAAACTACCAGATACAGAAGAAGAACTTGCATTACACATGCAGCTTGATTACAAACAAGCCGTTGAGCTAGCGGAAGAGCAAGCTTTAAATGTTTTACTAGAAGGTAGTGATTATGATCTTATAAGAAGAAGATGCTTATATGATCTAACAGTACTTGGTATTGGAGCTACAAAAACTACATTTGATTTTAGCAGTGGAGCTAGAGCAGAATATGTTGATCCAGCTGATTTGGTTTATTCTTATAGTGAGTCACCGTATTTTGAAGATATATACTATATAGGAGAAGTAAAAGAAATACCTATCAATGAATTAGTCAAACAGTTTCCTAATTTATCAGAGTCTGATATAAAAGATATAGCAGATAAATATTCATACCCACTAGACTATGTTAACCATAGAGATAAAAACAAAGTTCAAGTTTTATATTTTAATTACAAAACTCACATGAATGATGTTTATAAATTAAAAACACTAGGTAGCGGCGCTGAAAGAATAATTGAAAAAGATGATACATTTAATCCACCAGTTGAAAATATGGATGGAGAATTTAGTAAACTAGAAAGAGTTGTAGAAGTTTTATATGAAGGTGTTTACATAATAGGTTCCGATAAAATGCTAGAGTGGAGAATGTGCCCCAATATGATGCGTACAGACTCTGACTTTGGTAAGGTAAAAATGAATTATCAATTAGTAGCGCCTAGAATGTATCAAGGTAAAATTGAATCAATAGTTGGTAGAGTAACTAGCTTTGCAGACATGATACAACTAACGCACTTAAAGCTACAGCAGGTAATGGCTAGAATGGTTCCAGATGGTGTTTACTTAGATGCAGATGGTTTAGCTGAAATTGATTTAGGCAATGGAACAAACTATAATCCACAAGAAGCT